TGATGTCTCTAATGATGTAAGTCTAGCAGTAACTTCTGTGTAAGCAAACACACCCATAGCTACAGCTACAACAATACCAATCATATTTTTTATTGGCATTGCTACTGATGTATTCTCACTTACCTTCATTACATTCCACCTCTGTTCTTACGTTTGTAAGATCGCTTCTTATGTTTATTCATACTACTCATCTTAACTCTACCACCGCCAATGCTAGTTCTTTTTGGTATTCTTTCGTGAGGTATTTTTTCTACGTTGAACTTTTTTCTTGCCATATCCTTGTTGTGATAAGTGTGTTACCTTTTTATTATATTGTTGTACAAAACTTTTTCTAATCATTTTCTCTTAATCAAGTCAGTAGCTTTAAGACCATAAACACTTGCTATTACTCCCACGAAAATTGTCTGATACCAAAATGGAAGATTAGAAAAATATTCAAAAAATAGTTGCATCTTTTCCATGTGTTCTGGATTGTCTGACCATACTGCAAAACCTAACATCACGATAGGGATTGACAACAAAATCAATATGAACTCGTCTTTCCAATCCGAGTTTCTGCTTTCTAATAATTTGCCTTGATACTCTGCTTCACCCTTTGCCATCTTTTCTGCATGGTGCATTTGAGCATCTGCCATGAGCATTTTAGTTTTTTGTTTATTTTTATAAATATGAGAACCTGCTTGAACAGCTAGTTTAATTGCACTTAACCACATTATCCTGCTACCTTTCCATCCTTCCACTTCATATCAGGTAATCCATTGTCAAACTTTTTACCATCATAAGTGAGAACTTGTTTTCTGTTTGATCCTTTTTCATTATAAGATACATGAACCCAACCACCAGCAGGATCATCTGGATTATAGAACTCTAATATTAATTGATCAAAATCGCAGTTAGATTTAATCCAATATGCAGTTTGAATATTAGGCACACCAGCGATTTCAAAGTCTACTGCTTGACCCTTTGCATGTTGTGAAGTTTTCTTTGAACCAATAGCTTCGCATAATGCTTCTGATCTATAACCTGATGTAATAGTTATAGGTTTTTCAAACTTAGCTCTTACTGGTTCTAATATTTCATAACAAACATTCTCTAGGTTTTTAATATCACCAGCTCCAGGTGTATTGTCTATACCTTTACGAGTTGCTGTCATTGATTTTGTAAATTCTTCTAGTTTAAAATGTTTAGATAGTTGCATAGATTATTTTTACCTTTAGTTTCTTTTGTTCATTAGTCGTTTGACGATTGATAAGAGATCCTTTAGCATTTCTCTTATACCCATCACTAGGGATGTAATCTTTTTTTCTAAAATTTTTCGTTTTGACATCATACGCAGTATACTCACCTGTAGTCATATTTAAAGTAACAATATCTATAGGTCCAAGTCCTCCAAGTGGTGTAAATACAAGTATATTTGGGTCTTTGGCAAAGTCAAGCTGTGCTGCAAGTTCATTAACCAATCCAGTAACTGCTTTTTTATGCCTAGCCATTCCATTTTATGACACCAACAATAGCTGCAATTAGTCCTGCTAAAAAAATTAGTACGTTTACAGCTCCCTTTCCCTTGTTCATATCTTGTCTTAAATCTTTTATATCTTTACGCATCTCATCTATTGCTTTGAATAATGTTTTCATTCTCTCTGCACAGATAGCTTCATGCTTTGATAGTCTCATGCCTGTCATTTGATTTGTTAATTCTTTTGCTGTTAAAGTTTTTTTTCTAGGCATCTTCTTCTCCTAAAGTTTTTTCTATGCAACCAAATCTTACATAAAGTTTATCTTTTTCAACTAGCTCTCTATCCATTTTTTTTATTGCAGAACCAGCAATACTATAACCACTTATACCACAATCATAAAAAGTTCCAAACTGAATAGCAGGTTTATATGCTTCTTGGCAAGTTCCTGATAAAGCTGAACATATCTGCATAATTATAACAAATTTCATAATATTTAACTATAGTTAGGCAAGTGAGTATATGTGTGTGGTGGAATACCCACTTGCAAATTTTTTATATCATCTTTTATCACAATATCAATTCTGTTAATTGGTTATTTGATCCTAAAATTCCTTTGTAAAAAGTATTAAAAGACAAACTTATTCTAGTATTATTTCCTTTCTTAGTCTCTACTTGATGTGTTATTGAAGAAGGAAACATAAATAAATTACCTGTTTCTACAGGAAAAAACCAAGTATTTGAGTTCCATAAATTAAATTTTGTTTTATCTGTTTCAGGAGAAATTTGTTTATAAGTTACAGGATGTGAAAAAAGTATTTTATCATTTTTTATATCTGAATCAAAATATAATACTCCTGATATTACTGAATTTGGATGTTCGTGCTTGTGATGGTATTGATTAGTTTCTGTATAGTTTAACCAAGATTGTGTTATGTAAAGTTCTAAATTATTTTTAGAACATATAATAGTATTTAAATAATTTGTACAATGTTCATTTAAAAATTTTTTAATATTTTTAAATTCTTTTTGATTTAATATATAATTATCTTTCGTATAAATATTTCCTGCGTTTTTTTTACAATGTTTTTTTTGTTCATTTACAAATTGTAGTTCTTCTTTTGTAAATCCTCTATTTATTTTTGTGGTATAAATAGGTGTTGGAAAAATACTATGTATTGTAGGTTCAATCATTAAAAATAATTAAAGACTATATTTATTTTAAAATTTTCATCAGTACAAGTAGTGCTTTTATGTAATTTACTAGCATCAAATAGTAACATTCTATTTTCTTTTGTTTGAATTTTTTTTTTATTTTCCATAATTGTAAATCCATTATTAGTATTCATCATTAACAATGCAGCTTGATGTGGAAAAGAATAATCATAATGCCAATCATGTTCAATAATCTTATGGGTTTTTGGATATAAATTTGCCTTTATTCTTAACAAAGCCTTAACATTTAATTTATCTAATACAGGTTTTAGATTTGTAAAATAATTTGAATTTATAGTATTGTGTTCATAAAATTTATGAAAAAAAGCATAATGATCTTTATTGGTATTATTAATATTTGTTACACCTTTGTTTACATACCACGCAAACATATCTTGTTCTAATATTTTTTTAATATTATTAAATGTTTCTTTATCTAAAAAATTATCAATTATTTTCATTGTACAATGTCTAAGTTAGAATATTTTTTAATAATATTATATGGTAAATATTTAGTAACTTCAATTTTATCTAGTTTAATTTTACCTGTTTTTATTGTGTGAAAAGGAACATTTAAAATATTATCATTGTATTTAATATTATTTGCTGAAAATTGATTTATATTTTTAAAGTCGTGATTAAATTTTTTTATATCTAAAAAATTATATATTTTGTTTATTTGATCTAATGGATTATTTACTAAATCATTATAATTAATAATAATATAATTTTCTTTTTGATCTATAGTATTTTTAATACTCCATAAATTTTTTCCAATCATTCCTTGTGAACTCATTAATTGATTACATCTTTCTTCAATATTTTTAGGTTGCTCTATTTTTATATATGAAGCAAGACACTCTAATACTGGTTTATTAAGAATAATAAATTTAGGATTTTTAATTATAGATTTTAATAATTTTAAATTATCTGGTGTTCCCCATGGACCTCTATCAATAATAAATTTTGCTTTCCAATCTTTATAATAATTATTAAATGAATTTTTAATTACATTATCAAGTGATTCTTTATCAGGAAAGTTTAAAAATATTTCATTATTTTTTAAAAGATGTAACTGATAAATAACATCAGTAAGTATTGTGTTAGCTGTTACACTTACATTTGAGTTTTGATTTATTATTGAACCAAATACAGTATTACCGCTTCTAGGTAAACTATTTAAAAAAAAGTATTTTTTCACACACCACACACCATTCTATATTTTATTCTATTAGATGCCAAGTTTTACTTATTTCATTCCAATTATATCTTTGACCATCATTAGGATAATCAACTGGTGGTTCCCATAAACAAGTATCTTCATTTAAAATCCAACTTGAAAAAGGTTTTGGTGAAATAAAAGCATCTTTGTATGGATCATATTTCCAATTTATTCCAGCATAATTTTTTCTAAAAGGGGTTCCTCCTAATTGATGTACTCCACCTATAGTATTATAAGAAGTTTGTTTCCAAACATCATTTGTTTTATAAAGATTATTTAAAAAATCTATACCAGCTTGTTCAGATGTTGCAATATCATTTGATACTACCTCAACTTTTTCAACTTTATTTCCAACTCCTAATTTTGCAAAATGTGCCATAATATATTATCCTGTATAAGTTCCACTTCCTGTAAATTTAATAATTGTATCTGAGCCTGATGTAGAAATATTTGGAGAACCGCTTGTAGTACCTGAGTAATCTGATGTTGCCATTCTTAATATAACTACACCACTTCCACCAGCTCCGCTTCTAGTTTGGTGAGTTCCACCACCACCACCACCAGTATTAGCTGTTCCAGAAGTACCAACAGTTGAATTATTTCCACCTGCTCCACCACCACCTGATCCACCACTACCAATAGTACCAGACGTATCAACACTTCCACCACCGCCACCAGCATAAGTAACAGAAGATGCTGTTATTGAATTAGCTGAACCAGCACCACCATTTCCTCCAGCACTTGTAGATCCATTTGCTCCAACAGCACCAGCACCACCTCCGCCGCCACCACCAAATGCAGGAGCAGCAGAACTTCCACCTCCATTTCCACCATTATTACCTTGTCCACTTGTACCACTACCACCAGAACTTCCTGAAGAGTAATTTGCACCACCTCCAGAACCACCATCTAAACCATCTCCATTACCAGTTCCATTAGAACCACCTCCACCTCCACCAGTACTAGTAATTGTAGAAAATCCTGAACCTGAAGAACCAGATATAACACTATTTGATCCACTATCACCACGATCAGCAGTAGAACCACTTCCACCTCCATCAGAAGTTGAAGCAGGACCTCCTGCACCAACAGTTATTGTATATGTAGCACCCTGTTGTAAACTAACAGCAGTACCACCAAAATTAGTTAATAAACCTCCAGCTCCTCCACCTCCAGCATTAGCTTTTCCACCAGCTCCACCTCCAGCAACACAAAGATATTCTGCATCATAATTAACTGCTACTTTAAAAGCTACATCATCATCAGAAATTGGAATCCAACCATTTGTTGAACCAGAGTAAACTATTGATATTCCTTGACCATCTGTAACATAAACAGGTTTTGCTGTTGATGCTACTGCACCTTGAAATTTATTTGAACCTTGATCTAAAGTAAGATTATTAGTTGCAAATTTTCTTGCAAAATCAATAAATTCTATTGTATCTCCTACACTTGGAGAACCTGGTAAATCAATTTCAAAAGCACCTCCTGTTGTATTTACAAAATAACCCTCTCCTGCTGCCGCTGTAAAGTTTGAAGTTTTAACTGCTGATTGCCAACTCGTTCCACCACCAGCTGCTGCAAAACTTAAATTACCAGAACCATCTGTTTTTAAAAATTGATCTGCTGATCCATCTGCTGCTGGAAAAGTTAAATTATCTATTGTAACTTGTCCACTTCCTTTTGGTTGTATTGATACACCTATATTAGTATCTCCACCAGAAGCAGTAAAAGTTGGTTTGTTTCCAGTAGCTGCATTAGCATAAGTTAATTCATTAACCGCAGAACTTGTAGCAGTTAGTTTAAATAATTCATTGCCATTTGTGTCTAAAATAGATGTACCTATTTTAGGTGATGTTAAAGTTTTATTGGTTAAAGTTTGTGTGCCATCTGTTGATACATTACCAGAACCATCAGCACCAGAATAACTAAAATGTACACCAACACCATCTGTATTAGAGAATGTACCACTTGATACTACATGAGTTACTGGAACTTTAGTATAGCCACTTGCATCTGTTACTGCACCAGATACTTTAAATGTTGCATAAGTAGATGGTGTACCTTCTTTAGTTACAGTTACAATTCCTCTTGCTTCTGCATTAGATACGTCATCCCAAGATTGTACAAATGAAGTTATGTCTGCACTTGCATCATCTGCATCATCTACAAATAAAACTGAAACACTTGATAGTGTACCATTATTAAAAGCAATCTTACCTGCACCTGGATCAGCATCAGAAGTTGAGCTACTAAATGTCATTGATAATTGTGAGTTAGTTCCACTTGCTCCAGTTGCACCTGTTGAACCAGTTGATCCTGTAGACCCTGTTGAACCTGTGTCGCCTTTGTTACCAGACCTTGAAAAATGTACTGATAGTTCATCAGCAGCACTAAATGTATTATTACTTGCTACATGAGTAACTGCTAATTTTACATAACCAGAAGCATCTGTAGAAGCACCAGTTATATTAAATCTTGCATAAGTTGATCTATCGTTAATGTCGTAGATCATTAAGTTACCTCTAATTGTAGAAGTAGAATCATCCCAAGTTAAAATATCTGTAGATACAGTTACACCATTTTGATCAGCATCATCTATATAAATTGCTGTAGCAGATGCGTAAGTTCCATTATTAAATGCTATTTCTCCAGCACCAGGATCTGCATCAGATGTACTTGTATCAAACTTATAAAAATATCCTGGTATTGCACCATCTTCACCAGATGCTACAAAAGATATAAATACTTTATCATCATTAGCAAAAGTTCCAGCAGTATCAATGTAAACTAAACTTATTTTAGAATAACCAGTTGCATCTGTAATTGCACCTGTAACTTTAAATACCATCCAAGTATCTAATGTATTTGCTTTTGAAATTCTTATTCTACCTCTATTGGTATCATTACCAGTTACATCATCCCAGCTTTGTACCCATGCCGAAACATCTGTGCCATTAAATTCTAAATCATCTATGTACATTTCAGTTGCACTAGATATTGTTGCATTATTTAATCTAAAAAATCCTGCTCCAGGATCTGCATCTGTTGTTGTTGTTGAATATTGAAACATTGCACTATCTCCACCAGCAGGTAAAAAGTCTGCAACTGTTGTTAAATTACCTTCACTATCAAATCCTAAAGTTTTAGAAGCTCTTGTACTTGCATCATCTGTAAACTCTGGTGATGAAATTGTATTAGTTCTTGAAACTTTAAATGATCTATCCAACTCTTCTTGCATTTGTTGAATTGTCATTGTTGCACGATCCAATCCCTCTTCATGTGATTCCGCAGGGAAAGGATCATTAGCGATATAATCTATCGCTTGAGTTTGCGGAACAGCTCTTCTGATTACAACTGTTTCGCCAGTTGCTGGAGTATTTCCAGAAGTAAATGTTACATTACCACCTGAAGCATCTCCCACGCCAGATACTGTATAATGAGTTGTCAATGTTTTGACAGTTTCAGTTCCTGTAGATGATCTAATTATTACTTGTAAATCTGTGTTCGCAAATATCTTAAATGTGTAGGCAAAAGCTGTTGTGCTACCATTACCTGAATATGAATTTTTTACTGTAGTTGAAGATATTGTCATATTAGTTTCTCTATATTATTATTTATTATCATTATCAACCTTATAATACATCATATCTAGTCCTCTTTTTGCTGTTAATATCATTAAAAGATAGTGAGCATCTATTATTTCTCTTTTTTCATCAGCAGTATATTTTTTAGTATTATATACATTTCTTATAACATAATTTATTTCTTTTAAAGCATCTCTTATATTTAATAATTGTTTAACATTTTTATCTTTCATATTAATTTTTTCTTTAACTTTTAATGCTTCTTCTATATTTCCTGCTTTTTCTAAAGCTAATATACTTCCAATATCTTTATCTATTTTAGCAAACTCTTCATAAAAATCAGTTATAAATTCAGAACTTCCACTTGGATCTCTTAAATTAAATGCTCTAATGCCTGGTATGATTGTTAAATTATCTGTAGGTTTAATTGGATCTTCTATAATACCAAACTCCACTAAACCTTTGTCTGTCATTTGTATGACAAATCTACCTAAACTAGCAAACCAAGCATTTAAAAAATTATCAATAAATATAGGATTATCTAATTTAGTATAATCATTTCCAATCATAGTATTAATAGCTCTTGATATACCTTTAGCAACTTCAGATGTATATGTTGTGTATTGATATTTAGATAATAATTTTTTATCCATATAATCTGGAACAATAGGTTTACCTGTAAAAAAACTCTTATTCATATATGTTTCTATAAAAGGAGTTAAAAACGTAGGAGTTGGATTTATATTTTTTAATTGTGATATTCCAAAGTCATAAATAAAATCATTAATTTCATCTGGATGTTCTTTGTTTAACCAATCCAATAATTGTTCTGTACCTGTGCCAAATACTACACCAAGATCAAAAGGTTTAGATATTCTATATGGAACACCATCATGCACTACTATCCAATAATTATCTTTTACCCATTTTGGTTGTCTTTGATAAATAGGATCATCTTTGTTTGCCAACCAAAAATATATAGATGGAAGTATAATAGCACCTGTAATCATAGTAAATGCTCTTGCTGGTCTTTGTTTAAAAGCATCATAAATTTTTGCATAACCTTGTAGTCTTGCATTATAAAATGCAGCTATTTGATTTAATCCTTTCATTTTTAAACCCATTTTAGAATAATCAATAGTTATATCTCTTGATTCAAATCCACCCCTTTCAATAGCTTCCTTTTCTGTTAGTCCTGCTTTTTTAGATTTTTTATAAGCTCTTCCAAATTCAGATATTCTTGTCATGTTTTCTGAAAACTCTGATACTATTCTTAAATATTCTAATGGTGTTTTAAGTAAATTTCTAACAGGTCCTTTATTTAAAATTTCAAAAGCTGGTTTATCAAATATGTTTCTATCAAGAGAAACTAAAGTAGATTGCATACCACCTGATCTAACCCACTTTTGATATATCTGTTGTGATTTTTTTGATAATCCTGATTTACCCATAACCAAAGTTATAGCTCCTTCTAATGAACTCCATAAAGGTACAAATCCATATTTACTAAACACAGCAGCAGATACTGTATCTCTTATTATATTTGCAAATACAAAGTCAGGTGATGCAGTAGCACCTGCTCTTAACCATCTTGCAGGAGCATTTAATCTAAACATTTTAATATAATCACCCATAGCTCTTGGGTCAAAATCTTTCAAAGCACCAGCTAATTCTTTTCCAACTTCATAAACTTCAAACTTACCATTTCTCATTACACCCACAGAAGTTTCATCAGGTTGCAAAAATTCTTTTCTAAATACTTTAAAATTTTCTATTGCTTTATCAGATATAAAATTTTTAGATGTAGTGTCTAATACAGATTCTAATTCTTTTCTTTCTATTTTTATTTCTTTACCAGTTGTTTTCTTTTTAATATCAGGAAATATTTTTTCATTTGCTTTAACAAAATCAAAAAATTCTATAAGAGCTGCGTTTCTTTCAGCAAGTTTTACAATGTGAAATGTATTATTATATACAGTTTCTATTGGATCAATAACATCTCTTTCAGATCCTTTTATTCTTTTAAAAGGATTAGATACATTTTTAGTATAACCTTTTTCACCTTCTATTGCTTCAATAACTCTTGAGAAAGGAACATAATTTTTATTAGCTTCTGTTATTGCCTCAAATGCTTCTTTAGTTATTAAACCTCTATCTCTTGCATATTCTAATATTCTTAAATTATAAGCGTCTAATTCATTAGATATTTTATCATATTTCTTAGTTAAATTTTTATTAGCTACAACTTCCCTTGCAGCTTTTATATCAAATCCATGATCAATTCCTCTTTCATTTAATTCAACAATTCTTTTAGAAACTTTATAAGTATTGAATTCTAAATATGATTTTTTATCTTTACCTATAGGTTTTAGTACCTCTTTAAAAGATTTACCATTTACTTTTAAATTTTTATCTAAAGTTCCTATTTCAATAAAGTGTCCAGCTCTATGTTGCATACCAACAAGAGTTCTAAATCTTTCGTAGATACTTAATTGTTTAGTTCTATTTTTTGTTTTATCTACTTGTCTAACCATACGAAGTATTGGATGATGTCTATCTAATAATTCTTGAGTTAATTTATTTTTAGTTCCTTTAACAGTTACTTCTTCTTTTTCAAAACGAAGTTTATTTAAAATTTTATTTTCAGCTTCTGTTTCTAGTTTAATATCTTTTTTAAAACTATCTTCTTTAAATACAGATTCTGATTTTGGTTTTTCATAAGCTCTTGGTATTAATATATTTTTACTTGATAAATCTTCAACAACTGTTTTGTCAGCAACATAATCTGTTAATACATCTATTGCATTGTTATTAGTTTTTTTTATTGTATTTATAACTTTAGCTCCACCAGATTCAGCTAAACCAAATGCACCAAATAATATTGTAGAATCTATTAGTTGATCTTTACTAGGTAATTCCTGTTCTATGATTGCACCTGATCCTTCAAATCCACTTACCCTTAATAAAAGTTTAGATAAAAAATTTTTTCCATAACTTCCTAATTTAAAAGCACTACCTAATTGTATTGCTTCTTTTGCACCAGCTTTAACTCCTTCTTTTGTATAAATATCCCAAAACTCTGAAAAACTATGAACCTTACCTTCTTGCAGCATATTCAAATATGTTTCTCTAATTGAACCTGCAAAAAAACCAGAACCAGCAGCAGTACCTGTTTTACCTGCACGACCAAAAGTTAAAAGGTTTGTAAGCAAAGCACCTGTTAAATATACAGGTAAATCTTTTGTAATAACTGCAAGGTTTTGAATGTTTCTTTCAACAATACCTGTATCTTCAAAAGGTTCAAGCACATAACCATCAGGTAAACCTGTACCATCATTACCAGGTAACTGATGATAGTTTTGAATTAAATCTATAATACCCATATTGAAACCTCTATCCCAATATTTTTCTACTTCAAAAACTTCACCAACTAATTTTTCTTTTAAAGAAGTATTATCAGGTTCATTTTTTTCTACCTCTAATAATTTTTCATAAGTTGATTTGGTTTCTTCTTTACCTAAAGAAATAACATTATCCCATATTTTTTTAATTGGTCCTTTCTCTATTGGTTCATAACCAAACTCTGCTAAAATTTCATCACTTTCAAATCCAGCATTTTCTAATGTTAATATTTTATCTTGTTTCCAATCACTAATTTCTTGTGATGAAAATCCACCTTTTTCTAACGCTTCTGCTTGTTCAGCTAGAGTTGTCATTTTGTTAATCCTATTCTTTTTAAATAATCTTGTGAAGATTCACCAGGTAATCTTTTAGCATCTGTTTCTAAATTAAATGTTTTATTTTTTTTAATTTGGTCTATCATTTCTTTAAAAATTTTATTTGCATTAGGCATAAAATTTAAAATATCTTTACCAATAAATTCTTTTTTTGTAGGATCGGTTAAAGTTTTGGCAGGTATTCCATTTTTAATACCATTAATATATCTTGAATACATTACATATTTAAAATTATTTAATCTATCATCTAAACCAGAATCAATACCTACTAATACAGGAGAACCTTGAACTGGCATTTTATAAAAATTTATAAAGTCAAAAAATGTTTTCATTTCAGAATATGTTTCTGGATTTTTATTTTGTGAATCAATCATTGAACTTAAAAATGTAAGGTCTTTTAAATTAACACCATTTTCATATCTTTGTAAAATTGATTTTCCTTCACCAGTTTCTCCTGGTAATAAAAATTTATCTGATACTTGATTAATTTCATCATTAATAATTAAATTTATTATTTGAGAATTTGTATCAAAACTTGAAAGAGATTTACCTTCAGTATTAACAACTTTTTCATTTAATACTTTAAACTGTTCAATAATTTGAGGAGTGTTTTTAAATAATTGATTTATTTGTTGATCAAATACACCTGTTTTTTTATCCATATCTTCTATTATTTTTTTTGATTCTTGAGCTGTTTCTGCCTGTATAATTTGATTTTGAGCTAGAATACTAAATTGCATATCAGTTTTTTTAGCTCTTGCTTTTTTATTAAAAAAACTTTTAAATTCAATTTTTTCTGTTGCAGATAAACTATTATATAAATTTATTAATTCTTTATTATTGCCAAATGTTTCTTTTGCTATTTCGTCATAAGCTCTACTTAATAAAGCAGGTGATGCATCTGGAGGTAAATCAAGTGATGCTGTTAATACTTGAAACTTGCTTTGTAATATATTTTTATCTGCTGTAGCAGATAATGTTATTTTTTGTTTAGCAGATAATAAATCAAATTTACCAGCTTCAACCGCTTCTTTAAAAGCAAAAGGTTGTGAAGTTGCCATGCTTTCTGCTAAAGTTGTTACACCAAATTCATTGTATGCTTTAATCAAAATTTTCTTTTGACCTTCATCATAATTTGTGTTTGAATTAATTTTATCAATTACTTTTTGAGTATATATATCTATATATACTGGTCCTACATCTTTTAATACTAATGCTTCTTTAGAAATATAATCTTCATCTATGTCTTTTGATAATGTTATTTGTTCTATTCTTGAACCTTCAAGAGCTTTAGTTTTTAAAATACCTGCTGTAGAAAAAAATTTTTTTTCAATAGCTTTTTTAGTAAAATTATCTAAATCGCCAAATTTGTTATTTTTAAAATAATCATATAAACTATTAACGCTATTATCATGATACAACGCTGCGTCTGTTGGGTTTCCATTTTTTTTAGTTGTACTTTGAATACTAAACAAACCCTCTTGAATAATATTTCCATTAGCATCTTTTTGATCTATGTACATATCAGATAATATTTTATATGCTTTATTATCTGCTTCTAATTTTTTTTCTTGTATATATTCTTTTGTAACAAAATCAGTAATTGGTTTAACTGCTCTAAAAATGTTATCACGAACATCAATACTAGGTATAGTTCCTGTGCTTGGAACATCTGCTGTTATTCTTCCTTGTACATCATATGTTGGTATCTTTGGCATACTATCCTGTCATTGTTAATAAACTTGTTCCTGTTTCACTAGCAATTTTAAGTTGCTCCATTCTTGCTCTTTGTTTTGCAAGAGTTCCTTCTATTCTTGCAAAGTTTGCTTCTTCAAAAGCTCTAGCTTGTCCTATTTCTGTATTGTATTTCATTATATCTTTTTCTATTTCTGCATTATATAAGTTTGATAATTTAATTAATTTTGCTGTACCAGTTCCAACAACTGCTCCTGATTTAGCTGTATTAACAACTTGAGTCGCTTCTAGTTGTTTAAATTTTTTATCAAATTTTTGTAAATCTAAAGTTAATTGATTTTCAAGAGCTTCTGCTTTCTGTTCTGCTACGGCTGCTTTTCTATTAAAAGCTGCCTCTTGATATGAACCAATAGCACCTGCTTGTTTATATGATGCTACACCTATAGCTGCTACTAATGCTGTCTGCCAACTCATTAAAATATCCTCGCATATCTGTATTGGTCTGAACCATCAAACCCATAGTGTTTCATTAATCCCTCGTTCTCTAAGTCTGATCTTACAGCAGTTTGAACTCTTTTAATATTATACTTTCTTGCAACTCTAGCAAAATCTTTTTTAATTGCTTTTGCTACACTAATAGGATGTTGCCAAACATCTTTAGTTGCAATGACCCAACCTTCTGCTACCTGACCCCACATCATTTTCATACCAGCAGCAAAGATAGGTTTGTTATTTACTAATCCTGTAAAAGATAAATGATCTTGTACTAAGTTCATAGCATCTCCTTCAAACTGTGCATCTTTATCCATAAGTTTATGATTCATTTGACACGATAATATAAATCTTCCATGTTCAGCAGTATAAGGTACTATATATAACATATTATCCATCATTTGTAGTTAATCTTGGGTATAACGATAAAATTGTAAAAGGTA